AGCAACTTTATGTGCAAACTGGAATGAGGTTTGCCAATTGGTATGCAAGGAACTTTGATCGTTTTTTAAAAAAAGGAATTAACCCAAATCAATTTCAATCGGAATGGCAAAACCTATTCGGACAATTCGCTCAACAAAATGCAGGTGCAAAGATTGTACTTGTGCAAGGAACTGCAAAGAAAACAATGCAGCGGATATTACGTGCCAATATGCAAGATCCTGCATTTGCAGCACTCGGAGCAAGACAAAAGCGTGATGTGATATTGCGCCAAACAAACTTATATTCAAGGAATCAAGCACTCCGATTGGTGCGTACTGAAACAACCAATGCTGCTAATTATGGCACATTGCAATCCGCAACAACTATATTTCCCGCACAACAAATGATGAAACAATGGGTTTCGGGCAATGATGGGCGGACACGCTCCATTCCTCCAAATGATTTTGATCACGTTGTGATGAATGGTGTGCAAGTTAAATTTGAGGAAACATTCAGCGTTCAAGGGCAACAAATGCGACATCCTGCGGATTCATCGTTGGGTGCATCAGCGGGAAATGTTGTGAATTGTAGATGCAGCGTGTTTCCATTCCCAATGGAGGAGGCACAAGCAATTGGTGAGTTTGAAAGTATTGGATTCGGTTTGAGCGGTGTTGCGGTGCAACAAATCTTGAATGATGAATAATAACTATATTTGTACAAAATTGACTTAATATGGCAATGATATACAAGGCATCACCAATGGGTGAAATTGCTGACATCGATGAAAAAATGGGAATCGTTAAAGGATACGGATCTTATTTTGGCAATAAGGATTCCGATGGGGATGTGATTACAAAAGGAGCGTATCAAAAAACCATTCAGGAAAATGCTTTGCGTGTGCGTTACTTATGGCAACACAAAATGGATAAACCCATTGGAAAAATAAAAGAACTTTATGAGGATGACAAAGGATTGATGTTTGTCGCTGAAATACCAAAAACAACACTTGGCAATGATGCGCTTGAACTTATGAAAGCGGGAATTGTCACTGAAAATTCAGTTGGCATTTTGCCAATACAAAAACAAATGAAGGATGATTATCGTGAAATTACGGAGGTCAAACTTTATGAAATATCCGCAGTTACTTTAGCAGCCAATGATCAAGCAAAGATCCTTGATGTGAAAGGGAAAGTGGATATTGAAAACGAATTCAAGCGTTTCGATGCATTGGCAAAACTTATCCGCAAGGGAAAGATTTCCGATGAAATGGGATACGCTATTGAAGCCGAAATACTTAAATTAAAATCATTTTTTATTGATTTCACAAAGCCGACTGATGAAGTCACTTTGCCGAAAAAAGATGATGCGATTGAAGTGTTTTCTTATTTATCAAATAAATTTAATTAACAACCTTTAAAATTTTCAAAAATGAATGAAAATACAAAAGCGCAACTTGATCAACTTGGCGATTTAATCGATGCCAAACTTGAAAAGGCGCAAGGACAAGCGGTTGAATCCGCAACTGGTAAAGCTGATGAAATGCTAAAAAGCGAAATCAGCAACCTAACAACACAATTCAACGAGCGTATGGATGCAATGGAAGTTGCAAACAAAAAATCGTTTGAAGTTAGCAACAACGTATCTTTCAAAGGTGCTTTAACAAATGCCATCAATGATGGTGCTATTGAAGCAATCGCAAAAGGAAACGCAAGATCTGCATCATTTGAAGTGAAGGCGGATATGACTATCGCAGCCGATTTCACTGGTGAGGTGATTCCAGCGGATAGAGTTGCAGGATACAAATTCGATCCAACACGTTCAACTCACATAAGAAACTTGATTCCACAAGGATCAACTTCATCTGATGTTGTACGTTTTGTGAAAGAATCTGGATATTCAAATGGTGCTGCTGCAACTGCTGAAGGTGGTGCAATTGCACAATCTGATTTCGATTTCACTGCATCTGATGCAAACGTTCGCAAGATTGCAACGTATTTCCGCATCAGTGAGGAAATGTTGGCGGATACTCCACAACTGACATCTTATCTTTCTGCTCGTGCGCCTGAAAAATTACTTTCAGTTGAGGATACACAAATCCTTTCAGGTGATGGATCTGCTCCAAACTTGAGCGGAATCATAACTGATGCAGCTGATTTTGATGTTTCATCTGGCGGTGCATTTTACCAATCAGTTGAGGCAGCGAATGAATTCGATGTTCTTATAGCTGCTCTTAACCAATTGGCATTGGGCAACTATGATGCGGATTACATTATGCTACATCCAACAGATTTCCACAAAATCCTTTTATTGAAAGATAGCAACAATAGCTATTTGAAAGATCAGGTTTACGCTGGATTACAACCTGCATTTATGGGTGTTCCAGTTGTGGTGAATACTGCAATCACTGCGGGAACTTTCCTATGTGGAAACTTCGGTGTTGGTACTCAACTTTGGGTGCGTGACAACGTTGGTGTTGAATTCTTCAGAGAAGATGGCACAAACGTACGTGATGGATTCGTAACCGTAAGAGTATCGGAGCGTGTTGCATTGACAAACTATTTGCCAAATGCATTCGTTAATGGTACATTCTCAACTGCAAAAGCTGCACTTGAAACTCCCTAATCAATAGGGCATTACAACCAACAAAAGGGGTGGGCATATTCGTTCACCTCTTTTTTTTTGCATTTTTTTTGATATTTGTTTGGTGGGAAAGAATTTTTTCCTATATTTGTACCAACAAAACGAAACAGATATGAACAATTTTCAAAGTATTACCGATAATAAATTAAGAAAGGATTTAATTTCAATAGCACAATCAATGCAAGGGCATCATTTAGCAAGATTAGCGATGATGATGGCGGAGGAAAGAGGCATTGATTTGAGCTATGAGGACGCATTAAAACTTTAATAAAATAAACGGGGAGGGCAACCTCCCCATAAAACTTGAAACAATGAAACGTAAGATAGAAAACTTTATTTTTGACACAATTATATATGTTGCTGCATTTGGATTGGTATGCACATTTTGCCAACTATGCGCTCACGCTGATAAATGGATGGGATTATGAAAAACAAGGAAACAAAAATCAACAAGGCATTGTTGGGGTGGCTTTTCTTTTTAGTTGGCATCCGCACAATTTATCTTTTCAATGATGTATTCACTGGCATATTTACAATCCTGATTGGGTTTACAATGATGCTCACAAAAAAAGAATCATGAAACATTTGACCGCAGATTATAAAAGATACTTGCAACTGTTGGATGCAAAGGAATTCAGCCGATTGCCATTATCAAGGCAATTGATGGTACTCAAGGAATTGAATGAACTTGAGGAAAAAATTGCACGTGAATCGTGTGATGAGTAGATAGTTTTGTTTTATTATTGTTTGATTGAAAAGGGGTTTCCAATTGGTTTCCCCTTTTTTTTGTACTTTTATTTTGTGGATGCTAATCAACGGGGTTGCTTTGCTGAATATAAGTTTGGCACAATAGCAATGGAAAATGGATTCAATGTTTCAATGCCTTTGCTTGATGCATCACCTTATGATGCCATAATTGAAAAGGATGGCAAAGTGTTCAAAATACAAATCAAATCGGTTTCCGCTGATCGTAAAAAAAACCAAAACAACATTCATATTTCACTCACACGTAATGGAAAGGGTTATCCAAAAAAGTACGTTGATTATTTCGCCATCTATTTTGTTGAATATGATGGCTTTTTTATTATTAAGAATAAAGAACAAAAAGCAATTCGATTGGGCATTGATGGTATTTACAAAAAAAATTTCCGTAACTTCGCATCAATTCTTTAACGAGTTTTTTTTCTGTTTCAACTTAAAAGGAGGCGCAATCAATGTGCCTCTTTTTTTTTAACTTTACACAAATTAAAAGAAATGAGGCAAATCAAAATCAATTCCACAACTGGAAGTGAAATCATCACAACACAAGATGTGAAAGATTACGCACGTATTGATACATCAGCGGATGATACACTTATCGGGTTGATGATTGAAACCGCACGAATATGGTGTGAGAATTATATTTCAAGGGATATCGTGGCAAAAAATCGCACATACTATGTGGATACAACAGAAACAGGATTGATCGACATTCCTTTTGCTCCAGTGGCATCCATTTCAAGCGTTACAATCAATGATATTGCTGCAACGTACACAATACTCGGTTTGGACAATGAAACCATTGAATTGGATGGCGGTGCTGCGGAAAAGGTGAAAATCACCTACATCACAAGTGGCATCAACAATGCGCTTATGAAACAAGCAATGCTCCAAACAATTTCAACGTATTATGACAATCGTGCGGATTTTGTTCAAGGTGCAAACGTGCATTTGATTCCAACTGATGCCAAAACAATACTCACATCTTACAAATCAATGTTTGTATAATGGATGCAGGTCGCTTAAATAAAAGGATTAAAATACTGCGCTTGACAAAAACCGCAGATGGATTCGGTGGGTTTACAAGTTCCGAAACCATTGTTCACACATTTTGGTGTTCATACAAGGAAAATTCAGGCGAAATAACGCAAGAAAACGGAATTCGGGAGCAACGCACCGCAATTGAAATAATAATGCGGGAAAAGGCAGCAAATCAAATCCTTTTGAGTGATGTATTGGAACTTGAATCATCGGGTGAAAAATACCGCATCAATGACAAATTTGATTCCACGATTGATCAGTACACAACAATCAAAGCGGTTACGATATGAAAGCGGGAATAAAAATCAACCAATCGGATTTGGCAAAGTTGAATAAAAAACTTGCACAATTACAAAAGTTTTCAAAACAGGAACTTTCAAGTGAAATTGGAAGGGGTGCGCAAGAAATTGTTGGAAGGGCAAAACAATCCGCTCCTTATGATAACGGCAACTTGCGTGGGAGCATAAGTTCAGAGGCATCTGGAAAAGGTGTTGCGGTCATTGCTGATGCTGAATATGCGCCTTATGTTGAGTTTGGAACGGGATCAAAAGTGAGTTTGACTGATATGAAGGAACTTGGCATTCCTGATTCGTATGCAGCACAATTCAAAGGCAAAGGATTTACTGGAAAAATTCCAGTTGAGGTTGAAAAAAACAAATGGAGGATGGTGCAATTTCCAATCAATCTTTCACCACGACCATTTTTCTTTTCATCTGCAAGAGTTGGTTTCAATAATATGCTTAAACGAGTGGATAAAAAACTTAAAAAACTATTATGAAAGATCCGATTCGATTTGTTAGAAAAGCCATTTTAACCGCTTTAACGGGCAACATAAGTAATGGCGGGAGTATTGTGCCAATTTATGGCAGAGTGCCATCAAATGCAACGTATCCATTCGTGAGGGTGTATTCCCTTTCATCGGGTGAAACGAATCAAAATCGTGATTCATTCAACAGTGAGGTGATTACAAGGATTGAAGTGGTCACAAGATTCCAATCGGATAATGGTGGGGAACTGCAATGCAATGCCATTGTTTCGGATTGCCTTGAGTTGGTACGCACACGCTCCGCAGGATACTTTGATCTTGCATCTGATGGATTCAATGTGTACACATCGGAAAATGAAGGCATTCAGTATATTGAACAAGATTTGAGTGATCACACATATTTCAGGGCAATCATTGAATTGTCAAACAAAATTCAACAACTATAAAAATGGCTAATAATTTAAGATTTACACACATATATCAAAAAGCAACACTCGGACAATTTGGTTGCAGGGTTTTGGAAACTGGGGATTCAACTCCAGTTGGTGAATTTTATCACACAATACGACCGTTGAAAAACTCATCATTCACTGCGGACAATAACACAACGGGTGGTGATAGTTCAATCACAATCACAAATGTTGAAGCAGCGTGTGATATTGTTGGGCATTTTGACAATGTTAGTTGCTCACATGGAAAAGTTATTTGTTACTTAATATGAAGCATTTTAAAATTAGCGAATTTGATTCACCTGATGAAATTGGGAGCGGTGAACGTATGGATACTGATGTGTTGAAAATGATTGATCAGGCACGTGAATTGTTTGGCAAACCAATACGCATCAATTCAGGGGTACGCACAAAAAAAAGGAATGAAATGGCTGGGGGAACAAAAACATCAAGCCATTTGAAAGGTTACGCAATTGATGTTAGTTGCGATAATTCAGCGGATCGATTTCGTTTGATTGAAGTTTTGATGCTTGTTGGATTCAATAGATTAGGGATTGCCAAAACGTTTATTCACGTTGATAATGATCCCGATAAAAGTAAGAATGTTATTTGGGTGTACTAATGAAAACACTGTTCGCAAAATTATTGGGATTGAATAATGGTGGCAAATCATCACTTGGTGAATTTGCAAAGGATTTGCGTGAAGCAATCAAAGGCAAAGAAATTGATCCCGATAAAATGATGGAACTTGTAAAGGTGCAAAGTGAAATCAACAAAATGGAGGCACAACATCGGAACATATTTGTTGCGGGTTGGCGACCATTCATTGGTTGGATTTGTGGAGCTGCACTTTTGTACAACTTCATCATTCGTGATTTAATTGCGTGGGTTTCACCTGATGTGATGCCTCCTGCAATTCAGATGGATCAACTAATCACCATACTATTGGGGATGCTTGGTTTGGGTGGATTGCGTACCTTTGAAAAAATAAAAGATAAAACGAAATAAATGGGAGTAAAAGATACTGCAAATTTGGCGATGATTCCCGCAGCGTATGCGGAGGATAAAGTTTATTCCGTTGTGCCATCCGATGGTGATGGGGATTTCACATTCACACGAAGTGGATCAGGCACACGCATCAACAAGGGCGGATACATTGAAACAATGGCGGAAAACGTGCCTCGTTTGAATTATCGTTTAGATGCTGATGGAAACCCAAAGGGATGCCCTGAATTACTTTTGGAGGAATCAAGAACAAATTTATTTACAAACAGTAATAGCTTCACTTCTGGCAATTGGTTTAAGTCAGGCGCAACAGTGTTGGCAAATCAAACGATTTCACCAACGGGTGAAAATAACGCATCATTATTAACCGCAACAGTTGATAATGGCTTATTGGCTGAATTTAATGAATGGACAAGCACACAAAGAACTGCATCTTTTTTCGCTAAAAAAAATGCTTCAAGTATTGTTGAAATATACAATGCCTCAAGTCCAGGAAATTTCGTGCGTTATGACTTAGAAAATGGCGCAATACTTTCAAATGGTGGCGCAATGACAGGTGAAATGCAAAACTATGGCAATGGTTGGTATAGATTGATTGCAACACATTCCATTGCATCTGGAACAAACACTTTTGGTTTTAGAATAACAAACGCAGGAACTATATATATTTTTGGCGCACAAATTGAGGAGGCATCAACAGTTTCATCGTATATTCCAACAGAGGCATCAGCTATCACACGCAACGTTGATTCCTCATACAATCAACCATTCGGGGATTTAGCAAGTGATTATCCTATCACTGTTTATTGGAAAGGGCGCATCACAAATTATAATGGTTTCAATTCCGCATTTAGTATTTACAAAAATGGCTCATCAGGCGAATTTTTGATTGTATCTTTTAATACATCAAGTCAAATTTTGGTTAGAAGGGCAATAAGTGGAAGTGAAGATATTGATTACATTTCCCACACAACACAAATAGGTGATGTGAAAAAAATTGCAATTAAATTCATAAGCGCAACAACTTTAAAATTGTACATTGATGGAATTGAAATCTTTAATGAAAGTTCGGGAACATCAAAACCTTGGGATTTTAATTCAGTTTTGATTGGGCAATTAAGGGTTTCAGCAGATATAGGCAAAAGGAATCCCGCTGATGAATTATTTGTGTGGAATAAAGCACTAACCGATGCGGAAATGGTTGATGTTACTTCTTATAATACATTTGCGGAAATGGCAACAGGGCAACAATTTACAATACAATAAAAATGGCAGATCCAAAATTAAAATTAGGCAATGATATCTGGGCAACAAAACAAAAAAGTTTGTTGGCATATAACGATGAGGGTGGCAATTTTAAAAGTTTGCCATTTCAAGTTGATAGGATTTCGGGCGGAACTTATGTAGGGCGCAATGGATTGGTGCAATACGCTGCATCCAATGAGCCACGAGTTGATTTTTTAAACAACACAAAAGGTGCTTTATTGCTTGAGCCACAACGTACAAATTACACAGCGTATAGCGCACAATTTGAAAATTCTTATTGGACAAAAGCAACAAGCGACACCACAGCAAATCCAACGGTAACCGCAAATGCTGCAATAGCACCAGACGGAACACAAACCGCTGACAAAGTAGATTTAACCGCGCCTTCAGATAACAACTGGGCAGTCGTTAAAAGAGATAGCATAAACACAGGCGCAACAGTAGGGAGTAAACTGCAACAGAGTTTATATTTAAAAGCATACGATAGTAGTCAAGTAGGTAAAAATGTCGATATTTATATGTATGATTTTAGCAATACAGTTTATAAAACAGTATATAATTATACTCTTACTGCTGACTGGGAAAGGGTTATTGTTGAACATACAATAACAGGTTCAAATACATCTACAAATATACAATTTGCTTTTGGCAAAGCAAGAAGCTCGGCTGGCGGTTCTTTACAAGCCGAAACCGCAACAGATTTTTTGGTGTGGGGTAGTCAATTAGAAAAGGGAAGCTATCCAACAAGCATCATCCCAACATCATCCGATGCGGTTACGAGGGTGGTTGATACTTGCGGGAGTATTGATAATTTAAGTACATTGATTGGGCAAAGCGAAGGAACTTTGTTTATAGATTTTGAATTTTTTGAACAAGGCACAACAAGTTCGTATCAAATGCCAATTGGTTTGTACAATTCAGGTGGTTCGGGAACTCAAAATGTGAGAATAGATAATTATTCAGGTAAATTACGAATATATATTATTTCATCAGGTGGAACAATAGCTTTGTGGGATTCATCAAATTCAATAAGCAATGTTGTTGCCAATCAAAGATATAAAGTTGCAATAAGATATAAAAATGGCGATTCAGTAAGTTATGTGAATGGCGAACTTTACAAATCTGATAGTGGTGCAATAAGTGGCTTTAATTTAGTAAAAATGGTATTTGGATATGCTAACTTTGCAAACACATTGATGCACAGAGGAAAAATAAATGAATCGAAATTTTTTAATGAAGGATTAACAAATTCCGAACTTGCAACACTAACAACAATTTAAATTTTAAAAAATGAGCCATATATTTAAAAAATATGAATTTCCTGATGAAGCAACTGCAGATGCTTTGATTGATGCATTGCCATCACAATATGATGAGGAATTGGATGAAACACATCCTGATCACAAGCATGTGATTGTGAAATTATATCATCCAATCGTGGAGCAACCAGTTTATGATGATGAGGGTAATATCGAAACCGATGCGGTATTGGCGGAAAACTTTTCCGTTGATGTACTTTGGCAAGGTATTGAAGCGCAACCAGAGGATTGGGAGCAATACGAAATCACATTAACTGACAATGGAGTTCATTCCTTTTTTGGGATTGATTATATATAAAAAAAATGGGAGCAATCAATGGTACAAATTTTCTTTTGTACAAGAGTGATATCGATCCAAAGGTTGCCCAATTTCAAGGGCGGGTTTTGAATGATGGTGGCATTCTTGAATCATTGAATTGTGTGCGTGATGCGTTTGAGGATGAAAAAATTGTACTTGGGCATTCCACATCAACAACGGTTTCATTGAGCGTTGATTTGCCCGAATCCACTTCAAAGGATTCCAATGGTTTTCGTGAAGTGATTGCAGGTGTGCGATCAGGTGAAATTGCAGTTGATGGTTTGGTTGATTATGGTGATGCATTAAATTTCAACGAATTGGCAACAATGATGCTCACAAAACAAAAGGCGGAATTCTATTTTGAGGATTCCACAAGTTCATTGTATATTTTTAATGGTGAGGGATATATTGAATCCGTTGAGCAAATTGCAGAAATGGAAAACTCGGTTTCATATTCAGTTGGAATTTCACTCACTGGATTGATGACATTGAATTAAAAAAATATAGTATATTTGTATAGAATTAAAAAATTATAAGCTATGCCAACAACGGGTGTATTTAACGGAACAAACCTTTTGCTTTCAGTAGAAGGAACAAATCTTGGGCATACAACATCTTGCTCATTAACATTATCAACTGACCTCCCAGAGGCAACTTCAAAGGATTCCAATGGCTTTCAGGAAGTGATAGCAGGAGTTATGAGCGGTGAAGTTTCATTTGATGGATTAGTCACTTATGATGATACATCAAACGTGACTGAACTTGCTGATTTCCTTTTGGCACGTACACAATTGACTGTTGTATTCGGAACTGAAACAACGGGTGATCGTATTTTCACTGCGGAGGGTTTCCTTTCATCACTTGAGCAAAGTGCGGAAATGGAATCACCTGTTTCATATTCAGGATCAATCACATTGACTGGGCAAATTGCTGCATCAGACGGATAAAATATTATGAATTGAGCGCAATTTGAGGGGATTGCGCTTTTTATTTTTTTACTATGGCAAACAAACAACGGGGATACTACTCCATTAAACTTGGCGGGGAAATGCGCAAGTTGCATTTTTCAATGAACTTTTGGGCAAACTTCACTGATACATTGGGCATTTCGCTTGACAAGATTGGTGACATATTTGGTGAGGGGATTTCACTTGGCACAATTCGTGCGATTATTTATTCCGCAATACTTGCAAATGATCAAGAGGAGGGAAATGAAATTGACTACAATGAATTCAAAGTTGGGATGTGGCTTGAGGATCTGGAGGCGGAAAAACTTGAGGACATTGTGAATGCAATGATGGAATCCAGAGTGCTTGGCAATGATTTGAATCAAGGTGTGAAGCGCAATGTTGTGAAATCAACAGAAAAAAAAACGAAACCCTAACTCCTGAGAAACTCACTTGGGATGATTTGATGGATTATTTCATCGGTCAAGTAGGGATTGATCCTGATAAATTTTGGAAACACACTTGGAAGGAAAATCACCTTTTGGGTGAAGCACACTATATTTCACACAATAAGGAGTGGGAACGCATCCGATATTTGGCAGCAATGGTGTACAATGTGAATGCTCAAAAACGTTCACAAATGATTGATCCTGAAAAGTTGTTTTCATTGCCTCAAGATATATATTCCAAAATGGAAAAGAATCGACCGAAATCCACAAAGGACAAATACAATTCATTTTTAGACAAAGTCAAATCAGCGACATTTGATAAAAAATTAAAGATGTAGGATTTTTGTATTTTTACATTTAAATTCTACGGATGGCAAATAATCAATTGAAAGTTACTTTATTGGGTGATGCATCGAAACTGAATGCAACACTCAAAACCGCATCAGGGCGGTTGAAATCATTTGGTAAAAGCACAACCGCAGTTGGCAAATCACTTCAAACAAGATTAGCATTGCCATTGGCATTGGCGGGTGGTGCTGCAATCAAAATGGCAACGGATTTCGATAAGTCAATGACTAAAATCAAATCCCTTGTTGGTATTGCAGGTGATGAAGTTGATCGAATGGGTGTTGGTGTTAAAGCAATGGCAAAGGAATTTGCAATTTCAAGTGCTGATGCAGCCGATGCGTTATTCTTTGTAACATCAGCGGGTTTACGTGGCAAGGATGCAATGGAGGCATTGGAAGGTTCAATGAAGGCATCTGCAATTGGAATGGGTGAAGCCAAAACAATTGCTCAACTTACATCCGCAGCAA